CCATAAGTGCTCGAAGTAACATCGCTATCGTAAGTAGCAGATTTAACTCTAGTTAAACGAGTAGTTCCTGTTCTAGGATCGATCTTAGTGTCATAATCACCGCTTCCGGCAACACTTTCGAAACCTCTAACGAGGAATTGTCCAACTTGAATTTCTCCGACGTAATTTACTCCGGCAGTAGTACCAGCGGATCCCAATTTAATTTTGTTAACCGCTATAACGTTAGTAGCACCAATAGGATAAACCTCGTTGATGTTTCCTTCGAGTGTACTAATATATACCGCTTCGTTGTAGGTAGCACCAGTAGCACCATTTTGAGGAATCGCAATGAATTGAGTATCGAAACCGTTATCGGAAGGTAAGATACCAACCTCAGTTACGAATGTATCATCGGTGTAAGCAACAACTCTACCGTTAGCAACTTTGTGAGAAAGAATCGCAGAATCTGTATCTCTAGATCCAGCACCTAACGAAATTTTAACACCAGCTAACGTATCAAGATCGAACGCATTTACAACCTCAGCTTTAATAGGATTGAGAGAAGAACCTGCAGTAGATCCTTGAATCTTATCACCAGTAGTGATTACACCACTAATAACATCTAATCCTAATTGAGCTTTAGGTCCAGCAAACATTCTTGAATGTGTAGCACCAGTACCAACCGGGTTTTTAGTATAGTTAACGTTTGGTACGATTTCAATATCGGCAGTTGCGCCAGTAGCAGCACTGTTAGAAGTATTACCGGCGTTCCAACCTAATGTGAATGCAAGACCAGCACCTGAAGTAGTACCAGAATTATATCCAGGAACGTCGCCAGCCTCGTCAGTAGATACGATTTGAACAGTTAACAAATCTTTGTAAGATCCAACCGTAGAAACCGAAGTATCACTTACTCTCGCAAGAGTATATTGAGAACCGCTATAAGCAGTTGCACTAGCACCAGTAACACCAGCACTTACAAAAGATTCACCTGCGATAATTGAGTTAGCAAAAGATTCAAAAGAATCCTGACCGGCATTATTAGTAGCCCAAAGCGATTGAACAGTACCACCAACAACCCATGGGTGATAAGGACCAAATACTTTAACTTGGTCGTAAGCTCCACCGCCGCTCGCTGTATTATATGCAGCTGAAGCATCTAGATCAAACATTCTTGCGGTACCTCCACCGTTAGTAAATAAGTATGTACTAGCAGTGTTGTAAGTTGCACCGTGGTTGTAATCTAATTGACGGTATGCTTGTAATTCATTTAATGGTCCATAGTAAGAAAGGAAATCGATAACTGAAATTCCATTTTCATTTTCTTCTAAACCGTGTCCGATAAAGTCAATTTGTAAACCATCAACGATTGCATCAGTAATTACGCTTGGATTATCGTAGAACCAATCTTTGTTGATTGCACAAACAAGACCAGTTTTAGAAGTTTCATTGTTAATGATGTCTTCAATAAACAAGTTAGTACCATCTTTATCTTGGAATTCTGGGATAATACATCCAGTGTAATCAGCCAAAGCAGTTACTTCCGGCAATTGAAGCAGTTTATCAATACCGTTCGTTTCGTTTCCGAAAGAATCTGTATAAGTAGCTATAAGACCTTTTGTTGTGAAGTAATCTCCATAAACAGGATCAACTGATAAAGCAGCATAGTTACTGAAATCGCCTTCAAGAACCACAACTCTCAATAAGAAGTCTGAGATCAAACTAGACTTATCTAAGAATGGAGGCACCTTTCCGCTTCCGTACCATACCTCTGCGGTTGCATCGAATCCTGGTGTAGAAGATTTGATCGCAAAGATCGAAATATTTTTTTTGCCACTGTTTGCGAAGTTAAGGATAGTAGATCCATTAGGAGAAGAAGCCGCATTAACAGTTGAATCGTTTGCATCGATTGCTGTAATAACTGCCTCATCATCAACGAACCAGAATTTATCCTGATTAAAGAAATCTGCAACAGGTGCAGAACCTTCGGCGTGGTTACCTAAGTTTGATTGTGCACTCAACGCTCTAAATTCTGCAGTAACACTGTCAGGAAGATCGAGTAAGTTTAATGCCAAAATTGGACCTCTATCCAATGCAGTTAAACAAGATCTATGGAAATAAGATCCTTTTAACTCAAGTCCAGTATCAATATCACCAAATACGTCTTTGAAGAATTGTACATCCGGTACAAAAACGGGTGTGTTGAAAGGACCTTTGTTGGAGTATCCAATGACAAGACGGATAGTTTCCGCTGGAATATTGATAAGTTGACTCTTATCAAATTCTAAACGGTAAACACCACTTGACTTAAATTGTTGAATATTCGCTGGTAAAGCCATTTGTCTAAAATTTTTTTTTATTTAGTTATATATCATTCAGCTTCTAATTTTATTACTCAACGATATCATATATGTTGAATGAATCGCCGGATAAATTTCCACTTATTTCGAGAGTTTCCTCGATTTTAGTTTTATATATTTCGTCGATGTAATCGAAAAGTTCTTCAACGGTTTCCGAGTAGTCAACCGTATCAAAAAAGCTGCAAGCATTAACAACAGTCATCATACAATCATCGTTACCTGTTTGTGCAGAATATGTCCCATTCTCGTTTCTAGAGAACATTGCCGCTTCACTAACAGTGTTAACATCTTTGATAACCATTCTACTTGTTCGAATATAATTTTTGACCTTAGTGGTAAGTATTCTTTTATTATCTCTATTGACTTTGATTCCTGGTTTCTTAATTTTAGAACCAACTCGGTGTGAATATCTAACGATGGTTTCTTCGTCAAAGTCGTTTCTAGTGGGATATAACGCAATTAGGTTATTGATAACCTCTTGTCCAAATGCATTGTATTCTATGATAAGACGTAAGTTTTCCTGATCAAATATTTCCACACACAATTCATAGAGAATCATGCTAAAATCTTTTAGTGAATGTAAATTTGATCTAAATATTCCTATTTGCTCAAGTTTAAAGAAGTCGGTAATATCACTCGGAGAAACAAGATCTCGATGATCTTTCACTGCCATCGGCAATACTTTAAATATATTAATTACCGTATAGTCCTTTCCTACACCCTCTGCTAAATCTATCGAAAACAAATAAAAATCTTGATTTCCATCGAGCATATCAACATCAATATCAGGATCCCATCTCAATGCTGAATAATCTATACCTAAATCGTCCAATGCATCTAATTCCCTAAAGACAAATTCCTTTTCACTATTCTTAACTTTTTTCATCTCAACCGAAGAAAGTAACAATGACGATGAGGAAAGAAATTGGTTTCCGTATTGCTGATTAAAAGCTTCGATCGAACCTAAATTAGCAACCTCTTGATCTTTCCATGCCTCGTCTCTACCCGGAACTTGCCACCAATCGACTCGGAATGGTGCATATTCATTAACACCATCGACCGCCCCTTGATATATTTCGTGGAATTTATTATATCCATTAGGCGTAGATGTTATGATAACTCGGGATATCTTAGAAGATGATAGTGTTGGGTAAACGTTCTCATAAAAAGGATTAATGATACTTGGCATAATGTGAGCAAACTCGTCCAAATATAGCAAATGGATAGTAAACGAGATACCACCTGTTTTTGTTGTATTCTGTCCAATAACTCGACATCCATTATCAAATCTCATTTCCATAACATCCTTTTTCATGATGCCTGGTTTTAAGAAGAATGGAAGATTCTCGTAAATATGCTTGGCCTTCATAAGGATCTCTTTGGTAGTAGCACCCTTATTGGACATAATCATCGCATTCTTATCAAAATTAAAAAGGGAATACCATGCAATAAAAATACCTGAACAAATAGTTTTACCGATTTGTCTCGATGCAAGTGTAACATTCCAACGATTTTGTTGGTATTGTCTAAGCATTTCTTCTTGATATGGACGTAAAATAATTTTACGAACACCTTCATCGGTCATTGCATGGCAATACTTATTTGCGAAATAAACAATATCCTTAGCACATCTTTTGATTTCTTCTACTTCCTCTTTGGAGTAATCATAAACAGTGTTACCTTTACGGTATGCAATATCACCTTCATAAAAGGGTGCATGGGCAACTTGATATCCCATCTCAATTGATTCAATAGCCTTTTGAACCTTTTCTGCGGTCCAAACTATTCTACTCGAATCATTGTCTTTAGGATCTTCAAATTGTTTTACTTTAAATTCACTCATACTTCTTCGTTTTCGGAATCATTCTCATCGAAATCAACTTCCTGAATTTCTTCTTGAATACTCTTCATAAAGTCTCGATTTCCTCTCGCTGTTAATGTATCCTCATCATCCTTTCGTTTAGTTGTAGTAACTGTACTATCGCCATAGATGTCTATATCGTGTTTGATCTTTTTCATGTTTTCTTCAGCTGCCATCATGTGCAATGTTGTATGTTTCATTACTTCTAACATTGTTTTTTGAAGGCCTCCTAGAACTTCAAACATTCGTGGAGACAATTCACCACTATCGATGGTTCTCATAAGAGTTTCTATGGAATGTTCCATTTGTTGCATCTGATTAAAGAGGTTTGCCAATTGCATCTCTTCAATTTTTTGCTTTATTCTAACGTACTCATATTCTTCAATGACGTCTTGGCTTAAATAAAGTTTAGCCACAGAATCCATCATCTTTTTAGCCTTTGCGATAGCTTTGCTCTTAGATTCTCCATATTGGTAATCTTCTACCGTATGAAATGAAGGCAAATCACCAGGCCTTGCTACCGGTAATTGATTATCCTCTGATAGCAAATCCTTGATGCTTTCTCTGGCTTCTTCGTTATTATTAGACATATTATATAGTTAAAGGTTATCTGACTGATTCTCTTCCCATGTTTAATGGTGGTAATGCGTTATCGATCATTATTGCGTATTGATTATCTCGCACAGTATATCTATTCAACATTAAAGGTTGATTCTCTTCATTGATTAACTGGTTCAACAATCTCACATTTGTTAATTCGACCGGAGATCCTACCAATTCATAATAAACATTAGGCTGAATTGCTTGTTTAGTAAATGGAAGCGTTTGACTAAACACAAGTTTTAATTGAGTTGTTTGTTGTACATAACTAGGCTTAGACGCATCGAATACCATTTCCCAAATATTGCAATTAATACTTTGGTGTTGATTCGATACATTTAATACCATAGCAAACCATTTTCTAGATGATTCTCTATAATTATTGTTGATGTTAGTAGTATCAACTACTAGGTTAGGAAATGCTTGATTCGGCCATGGCTCTAACGAATTTGTATTAAATACATAATCCTCTCCGTTGATCTCAACTTCAATTCCTTTTGTTACATAGGCCTTATCGCCATTTGTATCATTGTATTGAAGATTAATCCTAATTCCTTTATCCGCTGCTGTTGCACCAGTAACCTCATCATAAGTCCCGGGAGCAATACCATTTAAGATGGTGTCGTACAGCATTCCATTCGAGTCAATATTAACATGTTTAACCAAATCGGTATTTTGGAATATTTCTCGATTAGTTCTAAACCACATTGTATAAACTCTATCCTCGGTTTCTGGTATATTAACAAGAGTTTTATACTTGACTGCCAATGCATCATAATCCACACTTGATAAATCATAAGCGTATTTCGCAACGATAGTAAAGTAATTGTTGATATCGTGATTTTTAATGCTTAGAGATTCATTTATTTCGCTTCTTACAAAATCATAATTACCGGTTCCGATGGTCTTGTATTGAAGTGGCTTAGTGATTTGATCGAATTCTAACTCGTTATCTTCTTTGAATAAATCATCAAAGTTTTGAGTTAATTCTAATTCTAAATTCTCAGCGGTAGACCCAGGCTCAGTCGTAATGTTAAGACTGTCTTGGTATTTAACCAAATTCAATTTGTAATAGACCCCATCTCGCATAAAGTCTTTATACAAATATGGAGATTCCACTTCATACATTCTGTTCTCTAATGGGAAGTACAAATAATCTCGTTCCTCTGGACGAACACAATATCCAAATGCCCTCTCAAAGTCTTCCTTAACAATATGAACCTCAAACGATTCAAAGTCCATATCAAACGGAGTAAACATAATTTTGTTATCTGGAAACTCGTTATTCGGAACAACTACTCGAACATTCTTAACATCACTAACGTTAAACAATGAATATTCCTTCAATACAAAATCTTTCGATCTCTTATCTGATGATACTTTAAAGTAACAAACTTCATGTCCGAACATTTCACTCACGGTCAATGCCAATTCCCGATTCAAAGAAATAGCAGGACCCATTAAATCATAGACTCTAAATAAACTACCTTCGCAATCTATTCTAATTCCTTTGTAATAATCTTGAGTTGGACATGATTTAGGAGACGGTGCATTGTAATCAGATTCGGTATTTGCCGTTTCAATATCCATCGTGATATTAGTAACTGCTAATCCAGTAGGAACTGGTGGTTCTGGTTGTGATACGCGTATATACTTTAATTGTATATAGATATCGGAACCTGAATCAAAGTTCATTGGAGGTAACGTTTTAGTACCATCCGGATTTCTTTCTAATAAAAGCCAAGGAGACCACGTCATGTTATCCTTAGACCAACGCAAGTTAGTGATAAAATAATCGTTGTCAGTAGATGCCGGTGAAGTAGTTTCGGCATAGCTAGTAAACGAAGATACCGATGTGAAGGCACCATTAAAGGTAACCATCAATGAATCTCCATCTTTGTACGTGATATTGTTAGTAGATAGTTCTACGCTAATCGAGGCCATGTATTAGTATTTGTTTTAATATATATTCGCAACAAATACGGCCGTAATTGATTATAGATACCCGGCTAACTTGATAACAGTTAATTGAATATTATCAAGATCTTCTTGTTCAATGGTATGCGATTCCTTAATGAAATCCAGAGTGAATACTCCAATTACTCGCTTATTCAAATCTAATATTGCCCACGAATAAAGTGATTCGATTCCATTATCTTGTAATTGATATTTGAGTAATGTTTCTGGGAAGTCTCTTTCTATGTTTTCGTAGTGTGCGGTTCGATTATCTAATAAAGCAGCAAAAAATTTAATACCTCCGCTAACAGGAATTGATTGGGTTTGACTTTGAATTCGAGCAATTCCTTTTTCAACTTGCTCATAAGTCATTGAATATTTTTTCATAGACTTGCCAGTAAAATACTCACCTCCGTTATGAAATTGATATACGGCTGCTCTACAAGCGCCAACCGATTCACGAATTTCTTTTAATTTTTCGAGCAAAGCCGAATCTTCCTCGACCGCCTCTTTGAGAGGACACTCTTTGGCCTTTTTTTCCTTTTCTAGCTTATTTCGGTACCAAATTGTTAGTAAAGTTGTTATTGAGCCTAAGAGGGTTGTAACAACTGGAATCCATGCGTCGACCATTAAGTTTTACATAATTTTTGTTGATATTCTATATATCATTCTAATACTATTAAATGTAGCATAGAGTTATCAACTTCCATCTTCATGTCGATAACTTCTAGTAAAGAATTGATAGTCTCTCCATATTCAGCGACAAAATCTTCGGAACCTTCTAGATGATTTATTTGCATGATTAAATCTCTTGCACTTATTTCTATAAATGGAACTGGGAAGAATTTATCATATTTCCATAGTCCACATTCGATCAAGAGATGTTGAAACTCTATTAGTTTTTTTGAATCAAATAATTCAGGCAAATCAACTTTAGCGTGTAATATTTTGTAATCAAACGTGATACCTTCTTCGCTTTTTCGTGTATAATTCTTTTGATCAGAAACATTGAATTTAATGAATCTTAGATTGCTAAATGAATTAACCACATTATGCAAAAAGAAAGCAGAATTAACTCGCTTTGTAAGTTGTTCTTGTGTAAGACCTGAAAGTTGCTCAAGATCCTTTTGAAATTTTTGATTGAGTATTTCTTTCATGTCGCTAGCCGGGACATAAAAGTTAGCAGACGAATTACCTATTTGATTTATCTTTGCGTTTCTTCTGACTTCACTTAAAATTCGGTTATCTACAAGATTATTCTTGTACATAACTACCTCTATGACTAGTGGATATTTAAGATTTGTCTCCATCATACGTCTCGTACTGCCTTTTCATTTGGGTAAAATAATCCTGCATGGTTTCAGGATACATTTTGGTTAGGATATCAAAGTCTTTCCTTGAGATTTCGTTAATCTTCAAGTACAAAGAAACAAGTTCTTCGGAATATTTGAATTCCTTTTGCTCTTGTGCTTTTGTTTTCTTTGTTTTAGTATATATCCAACCTGGAACCCTTTTGAAACGAGACGTAACAAATTGCCAAGTGTCAATAACACCAATACCATTTATACCGTTTCGGTTTAGAAGCTGTGCTTGCTCAGGAAAGTTAATAGCCATAAAGCGATTAATCATAAATTGATTCTTGGCTTTATCAGAATTCTTAACTTCTCGGTATTTCTTTGGATCCGTGAACATAACACGGACAAGATCAAATAACTGCATAGTTTATTTATTATATGAAGTTATTTGTTAGATGATTCCTTAAGCTTTGATCGTTCTAATCGCTGAAGCTTTTCGTTAAGTTGATTTTGTTTTTCGATAGCGGCTGCTAAACGATTTTGAGATTCGATAAGTTTAGGTAAGTCATGCTCATAGTATTTCTTACCCATCATTGTGTTATGAAAGTCTGCCATAATTTTATAGTCCAAGTCCTCCAAAGAATGATGCATCCTGAGTGGTACTTGTATTTTTCTTGTTAGTAATCAAAGGCTCTGATATAGAATCCTTAGTTAAAGAATTCATATTATGAATTGATGAATATCCAGAGTTTTCAATATCGACGAGCATTGCATCCATGATAGCGTTTGGTATCGCTTTTTGGTGCAAATACATTAGGTTACGATTAACCTCGTAGCGTTCGACAAGTTGTGAAATATTTTTATCGAGGATTCGAAGATTGTTTTTTGCGATCTTACAAATTTCGGTAATTGAATCGTTAGAAAAGAAAGTTGTTTGATCGATTCGACCATTATTAGCTTCGTAATCTTCGAGAATTTTATTTGCTTTCGCATCAGTGATATTATATACTCGACGCTTACCATCTTTACCTTTTTTGATAGTTTGGTGAAGTGGTGAAACGTTGTCGCCGGCATCACCCATAAGAATTTTACGGAATACAAATTCGTTTACATTGGTTTCCTTGATTTTAATACCACGTACAACGTTTTGTAATGCGACCTTAGTATTGCTTGTTAGGTCAAGAGGTTGATTAAAAATATCGATAGAATCGATGTTAGTTTCGGATAACCATTCGGTAAAACCTTCGAAAGCATAAATGGATTTAGCAAATTTATTATAGAATAATGTATTTGTTCCGCTAGATTCGTTGTTGCAAACGAGTTGAATTAGATCGTTATCGCCGGAAAAGATAAGCGCATTGCGATTATTCATATTGAGATATGATGACCAAGCGAAAATAAGATCGTCGGCTTCTGCACCACTTACTCGAGATATTGTGCATCCAAGAGATTTAAGAGATTCGGCGAATTTGTCGTGTAAATCGTAGATCGCTTTCCAGTTAATTGTATTGTCCTTTTTGCGATGTCCTTTGTATTGTTGCGATTCTGCAGATTCGAGTGAATTAGATTCTGGATAAAAATCTTTTCGCCAAGATGATGAATCGATGCAATAAACAATACCATCGAGAATTGGAGAAAAGCGCTTGACTTCATAAGCGAAATCGGTTGCAAGTTTCCATGCGAGTAAATCCGCATCTTTTTGTGGATCGTCGATAAAGTTTAATGGACCATCCTTTCGTGATTTGATCTTGCCTGAAATAAAGAATGTTTTATGCAAGAAATAATTACCATCTACTATTAATGTATACCTTCTCATACCTTATAGGTTTATTTTGTTTTATATTATATGATGGTTTATTGATTTAGATTCAAATCAATTGTACAATTCTTCTCTAAAGAAATTTGATTCGAATCATAGTGTCGAATTTTACCGTCATCCTTATTTGCAATCACCCAAATTGTGTTCTGATGTATTCCATAATCTATAATAAACAAAGCTTGTCCAAGACCATGTGGAGTATTGAACCAAAGCGTTTGTTGTATTTCGAGTATGGTCATTAATGCACTATTTTCTGTAGCTTGTAAACTAAGCTAAGCATTGTAACTACTGGATCGATTACAAATCTTGATTCGTACGAATGTTTGTTAACTTCGTAGCATATTTCGCCAAGATGTCGAATTGATTCTGGCTTTTCGGTTTGAATGTATTCGATAAAATCAGTACCTAACGCTTTTAGAACATCATCAACTCGATGAGAATAATTAGAAACTAAAAACTTGTAATTGTTAACCGTTGAATTAATCTCTTCAAAAATTAGATCGAATAGATCTTTATAGACGCCATGGAATGTGGTAACATCTTTGAGTGTGATTTTCTTAACGCCCTCGGCAAAGTATCCCTGAAGGACATTTATTGTATTCCTAAGATCTGGAAATTTGCGTTGAACTAATTCAAGTAGAGCATCCTTTTCGATTTCCATGCCTTCGATTTTGCAAATCTCATAGATTCGGCGAAGATACTTTCGCATGATTTCTGTTTCTTCCTCATCGCTAAAGTCGAAATTAATACATTCGAATCGTGATTGAATATTATCAGGGATTTTGTTAAAGTAATTACATGTTGCAATAAATCTTGCACTCATATGAAATTGTTCGATAGTTCCTCGAAGAGCTTTCATATATTGATCGGATACTCCATCGAACTCGTCGAGGATTACCACCTTTAACTTACGTTCACCATCTAGTAAAGAAAGCGTCGAACAAAACTCTGATATTTTATTTCGGACAGTATCGACGCCAGTTTCGCTAGAACAATTAATATACAATGATGGATGGTCTTTGGCTAGAATTTTTGCAGATGAGGTCTTTCCACTACCAGGACCACCATAGAACAAAAGATTTTGATATACACCTTTATCAAGTTTCTTAGCAATTCGCTCTGGTACAATTAGGTCTGATAATTCTTGTGGCCGATATTTCTCAGTCCACAAAAGTGCTTTTGTGTGCGACATAGAATGTTTATTAGTTATATGCTCTCACGCTTCGTGAGTTTCATTAATTGAAGCTTAAACATATCTCCGTTTCGGACATAACCAGATACTCGCAATACTCGACATGAAGTTCCTTCAAATTCAACTCGTTCATTTACAGTAGGTGGTTCGCCTTTTGCAATGATGATATAGTATCGATCGTCTTCGGTCTTTACGATAATTTCAGAAAGGTTCATATATTATTTAGTTTTGATTCGTTCGAAAGCCATAATAATGTTGATAGCACCAAGGAAGAATGCAGCGAAGCAAAATGCCATTTCGTTAAGTTCGCCTGCAAAATCAATGTAATTAAGAATAGAACCGGTAGCGGTCATGTAGGAAACGATAAACGCAAAGATTGCGATTGCGAAATGCTTGATGTTAAGTTTGAATGAAATACTCATGGTGTATATGTTTTAATTAGTTATTACTAATATAATACTTTTTTGTGGAAAAAAAAAATTTTTAGACAATTATTTTTCAAAAAAGTTAAATTTTTTTCGATTAGCTCCAATCTTTCTCATAAGTATACCAATGGTCACAACCTCCTGAATAATCGAGTGCTTTATAGATCCATTCGTTAAGAGTTTCGTTATCAATGTTTGTGGTATACGCCAAGCAACGCATTTCGATGAGCGGTTGATTGCTCTTATCGAATCGGTCTACTTTGAGTGAATCGATAACGGCATTGTACATTGCACCCATGATTACGTGTGCAACTCTTTCATCGTCTT